AGTGGCTCACTTAATAATATTTGTTTAGTCATGGTAGTAAGTAGAAATATTCTCCCTTGCTGACCTCACGCCAGAGTTGTGCTACATTCCTGCTATCCAAGTGCCAGCCTCCCTTGAAGTTCTTATACTTCCATTCAGGATACACACCGATACCGTTAAAGCCGCTTATCTTGATATACTGCCATTGCTCCCTCATGGTCATGTCAGAGCAGATAATAATATCAACAGCCTTGCCCTTGTAATGATATGAATCTTTCGAATGTCCCTGTGAGTCGTAGCCTGCTGTGACGATAATCGGACAGGCTACCCAGCCCCTGAGCGAGTCTAACCTATGGACAGTCTCCATATCCATGTCCTTACCGAGGTTTATTTTATGAGAGTCATCGAACTCTTCCGGCTTGAACCATTTAACATTATTCCACGTAAGCATATCTGTCCCCTCTATGCCTCCACTCATTTTGTCTTTAACGATTCCTCATTTTTGACAGACAACCTATTTTGATGTTCACCTATTAATATCTTCGCCTCATTAAGGAACCGGATAGCATCATTTATTTTACCTATGTTATTAAACTTATAATCTGTAACTCCGGCATCCCTGATTCTATCCTGCGCAAGTTCTATCCATTCAATCGCTGTCATCTGTCAAACTCAATCACACTTATCAATTTACGTTCGCCCTCGTTAATAATATCTATCTCGCCGCCAGGACAAGGGACTGCATCCCACTTTTCATTAGAACGTAACGATAGTATACCTGCGATCAACTTAGCCAATTCCACCGTCCCCTTTGATATAGGTTTGCCATCGTAGCTATCCCAACCTTGAGTTGAGCAATCTTTAGCGATCTCGTCTATCTTTTCAGTCATTGTCATGACATCCCGCCCCGTCCGTCCATCCATACCTGCATCCATTGTTCTAACTTACCTATGTGCTTTTCTATCGTATTTATCTGATCTGAGTGATGAACAAATAAAGCCTCGAATTGTTCCATACGCTCTTTCATGGCTAAGTACTCGATGCGTATCTGGTACATGGTGGCTACGAGTTCCTTGTCAATCGCTTCCGGTGTAGGCTTTATACTGGATAAATCACGATCAACATTACATGTTGACGTACCGCATACCTTGCATGGGTCAGGGTTAATCATTCCCAAGGCTCCTTAATATCTGCATCTTAATCCAGTCCGATACAGACAAATTCATACGTTTCGCTATCCTTTGCAACGCCTCATAGTCATCTGTCCTAATGTTCAACCGAAACCGTAAACTCACAGGTTCGTTTGCCCTGCGTAGCTTTGGCAGGTCGTGGTCTTTGGCTGTTAGTAGTTTACAAATGTTTCCACCCTATCTTCAGTAAAGCACCTAAAACCAGTAACCCAAGTAAACCCAATACGATTGCTTTAATAATCGTATGCCAGATTGTCTTAGACATATCATCACTCCAGTTCATCCACTTATCAATAAATTCATGATGTTTATAGTGCAACTCCCTCTCAACCCAAAATGGAGTAAGTTTCTCATCTATAGCCTCCATGACAGCGGACTTTAATTCTTCCCTTGTCACTATTTACTACCAATGGCATGTTTTGCAGCCACACGCCCGTATATTGCGAGAATGAACCCAAATAACTGAGCCAGTAAGTCCGCTATCACTATCAACCTATCAACTAACCCTGCTTGCTCAATATCTGAAATACTCACAACTCCTGTTATCTGTAACCCTGTAGCGATTATCGCAATCATGAGACCCCACAGGGTCTTACTTAACCACCATTGCTTTGTATTCATAAACTGACTCCTCCCTATATACTTGACGATTTGCGAGACTAACCATGCGTCAAAATTTGTCATTCATAACTCTTAACGAAACTCACAGGATTGGCTGCAATTTCTTCCAACTTCTCCATTGCCTCTACAAGATTGTCGAATACATATGAGGCAGTCGTATCGAATCTATCGTTTTTAACCCATTCATACTGCTTTACCAGCCAGCCGTTATTGCATGGTAAGAGGGTAAAATAATAATCTTGTGGATTCATATTTACTCCTTTAACGACTTACCTTTTCGCAATCAGGCTCAGGTCTCGGCTCTGCACTTTCGCTATTGTGGTCCCCTGCCTCAGCTTTTACTTTCTGATAAGGCATCCAGTCCCACTGACCAGCCCAAGTTCCATTCATAACATTGGTTCTACCAGATGGATTACCATTCTGGTCAATAACCATCAGATTGACACACTCATCAGTATGAACATAAGCAATAATAGCGGCACTTTGATATATACCCTTATTACTGTAATAAACCACCCTTCCTACTGTTGGCTTCATCATAATTTATTCCTCCATATTTAGTCCTATTACTAAATTTAATCCTACTACTAACTTGTACTTATTTCCAGAGTTTATCGACCAACCCACTTGCAGAGAATCCTACGCTGAATAGGTAGTCTTCCGGGTCATTCCATCTGAAATCACTCAGGTCTGCCGATACACCTAACTGAACTACATCATCGAATAATGTCAAAGGTACTGCTGTAAATACGAGGCTGCCGGTATCGCCGACATGAAATGACACTCCGCCAAGGCCTAATAGTTTCTTGCCGGATTCGAGCTTCACTTCGCCTATTGTGCCTAAGAATACACCCGCGGAGCCATTCATATTGTCTGAGCCTGCTATCATGTTGATATTATCCTTCATGGCGTAGTCGGATGACCATGTAAGATCTGCGGCCATTGCCGGTACTGACATTGCTAATACTGCGAATAGTGCTACGATAAGGTTTTTAAACATTATGTTACCTCCTATTAAAGTTAAATATCCTCATAACCCAATACGGTTATATATCCACTTCCACCATCTACTGTTAAGTTAAGGTTTCTATCTATTCCCTGAGACCTGAATGGAGTTCTAAGATTAGGCGCTGATATGCCGCCATTGGCAGCGAAACTGCCACCTATAAGACGCTTATCATTCTCATCTTCATTGTCGAATACTGTAATTAATGTTGCAGTAGTACATACAATCCAGAAGTCAGTTATTATAAATCGTTTTCCATTTGAAGGTTGCCATAAAAGATAATTTGTTATTGCTCCTGACCATGTATAACTTTTATGTACTGCGTCATTTTCCCATGATGGTCCATCATCTTTACTTGTACCTTTAAGCCCAGCACCTTGTTTACCCATAATTTACTCCCAATAAATAAAACAAGCCGGTGATGTTCCAACAATAGCAGCAAATAGTTGCCTACAATCGATACCTTTACTAAATATTATGGTTTGTGTTCTTATGTTTGCATTAATTGATAATCTTATAAGAGGTTTTCCAGTAGTATCACTTCCATCATATAGTGTTATACTGTCAGCAGTAGTACCACTATCTATTGCTACCCCCAATAATGTAATAGGGCCATCATTTACGATACCACCAGAAGTCATATATTTTACTTGCATATTAATTTCTCCTTTTCCGCTACTATGAAAGCATTACCCTCTGTCTGATAATTCCAGTTATCCTTAATTCCATGAACAATAGGCACTGCACTCTTTATCGTCCATCCGGCATTTTTTATCAAGTTATTCCACCACGTAAGAGGCTGTTTATGTATATGTGTTTTATCCAATTCATATGCCGGAATAAAGTATCTCTTACCATCCCCAAGTGGTACTATGACAAATAATACTTTAGAATCCAATTTTGTCAATAAACGCCTGATGTCTTTGGCCTGCATATGCTCAAAGGTATCTTTGGCAATAGTATAGTGGAAATGGGTCTTTGGGAGTTCTTTTGATAGAAATGAGGTTATTTCATGATCTGCTGACTTTAATGCGTAATCTGATATATCGCAACCATATGCTTCACGGCCAAGCCATCTAAGAGCTTTGACCATGTATCCTTTAGCACAGCCGTAATCAAGGATTCGTTGTCCTCTTTTAATACCTAAATAGTCAATAATGGCCATTGCCATCGGAATGGTTAAATCGGGGATCCACCTGAAATCGGTATATAGGCTTATACCGGACTGGATCCCACGTTCATAATAGACATAGGTATATGGATTCTTTCGACTCAATTATCGTTTTATATATCCTTTTGTTCGTCCGCATGAATTACAAGGTTTCTGTCCCCATACATCAAGATCATTATGCTTGTTTCGGAGCAATTCCATTGCAGGAGAAAACCATATCTCTTTAATGTCTTCTTTAGTTTTTATTCTGCCAATTTCTAATTCTACTGTTACGTCGTCTGTACAACAAAGATTGACAGTACCATCATACAATATGTGCATAACCCTAAACGGATAATCACATACTGCAGGACTGATTACATCTGAGCATTCTTTAGCAAATGGCCTTATGTATTCAAGCCATGAGTCAAGTCGTTCTATCACATGCACTTTGTCTTTGCCCAATATCGGTAGGAATACATCATTGAAAGTCTTTATATCTTCCTCAGTAGTATGAATTGACACATTGGTTGCAACGTGAAGATCAATCCTCGATATATTACCAAGTAGATTGTAGACTGTCGGAAACTGGAAATGGTTAGCGGTTTTCTTTAGGATATTGCCTTCATCATCCCTGATATGGCAGGTCGTAGCAAGAAGGACATTGTTATTTACTTCCAGTAATGCCTTACAAACCTCTTTTATGCGCTCAGGAGGCCCGATAAGGCTTGTAAATAATTCTATCCTGCCCTGTGGTGCTTTCTGCCCTATATATCGGATTACTTCAGCTAAATGAGGATATGATAGAAGTTCACC